TCAGTCCTGTAACAGGTGAAGCACCTAATAAATACACAATGCTACAACGTATTTATAATTCTTACTCACCACTTAAAATACATCCTGCAATGTCTAAAGAAGAACAATTCCTCTATGATATTGAATATGATGTTTCTAGTGCATTTAAGAAACGTAATGGTGTTGATTTGTTAAATACTGAACGTGCTGAATTAAGTAGCCTTATGGGTAAAAACGGTTATTTTAGAAATGAAATCAAAAATATTATGCGTACAGCTGATGCACGTAATACTATTAATGAACTACAAGAAGCACGTAGAAATGGAATAACTTCTGATAAAGTACCTATCGGTAAATATGATCAGATCCATATGATGCTGGATACAGCACTTAAAAATGCGGAAGAATTAGCTTTTAGTGAATTGGAATCCCCAGTACGTCTTTCTATTGAACAACGTATTATGGAAAAACAAATGACTGATCAAAGAGCTGAACAAGGTTTAATGCCTGGAATTGATTCAACACTTAACATTCGTTACTAATGGCAACTATACAAAATACATACACAGGGGATGGTTCAACCACGAACTATTCATTTACATTTGAATATTTAGATCAAAGTGATGTTAAAGTTGAACTTGACGGAACTGTAACAACTGCTTTTACTTTTGTCAACGCTACTACCCTTGGCTTTAATACTGCACCTGGAAATGGTGTAGCTATTCGTATCTTTAGAGATACATCTACGGAAACACTTAAGGCAACATTTTTCCCAGGTTCAGCTATTAAAGCAGAAGATTTAAATACAAATTTTACACAAAACAATTTTGCTAGTCAAGAATCAAAAGCAAATAGCAGTCAAGCTCCACAAGCTTTAGCTAACTCATTAGCTGCTGTAACTACAGCTAACTCTGCTGCATCTAATGCTTCAGCAGCTTTGGCTGCAGTTAACAATGTGGTAGCAGCACAAGCTGTCGCTGATGTTGCTGCTCTTGCAGTATTTAATACAAGTGGTTTGTCGGCACAAGACCAAGTTGAAGTTTTTAATAGCACTAATATTCAAACCTACAACACTACTTATCCTTCTGCTCCACAAATTACAGGAGTACCAGTTGGTTTTGTTGGAGCTACTGCTCTAACTGTTAAACTTGTTTGGACTGGTTCAGCTTGGACTTGGAATTCATATTCTTCTACTGATCCTGATAATCGTTACCAACCGCTTGACGCTGGTTTAACATATTTAGATGGCCTTAATTTTACTGACGAAACTACATTTAAACAAGGCGTTAATCTTGAAATCGGGGTTGATGTACAAGCATATGATGTTAACACAGCTAAACTAGATTCTCCACAAACATTTACTGCTTCAAATACATTTACTGCTTCAAATACATTTGCTTCTGATCAAACATATCCAAAAATCCCAGCTAATACAAAAACTGCTGCTTATACATTAGTTGTAGCTGATGCAGGCAAACACATTAATATTGCTACAGGTGGCGTTACAGTACCTAGCAGTGTATTTAGTATAGGTGATGCAGTTAGTATCTATAATAATAGTACTTCAGATCAAACCATTACAGAAGATACAGGTGTAACATTACGTCAGGTAGGTACAGCTAATACTGGTAATCGAACATTAGCGCAATATGGAGTAGCAACACTTCTTTGTGTTGACTCTAACACTTTTGTTATTAGTGGTGGAGGATTACGTTAATGGGAATGATGCAAATGTTATTGGGTAGTGGTGGTGGTTTTTTTGCAACAGGCGGTGTAATCACCACTTCCGGTAACTATCGTATCCATACTTTTACAAGTACAGGAACCTTAACAGTCGCTTCTGCACCTGTTGGTTCTACTGTTGAGTACTTAGTTGTTGCTGGTGGCGGCGGTGGTGGCCAAGGTTTTTACGCTGCTGGTGGCGGTGGTGCTGGGGGCATGAGTACCGGAACTTTGGCGCTTAGTATCGGTAGTTATTCGGTAACGGTTGGAGCTGGTGGCGCTTTTCGTACCAACGGTTCCGATTCAAGTTTTACCGGAATCGTTTCAACTGGCGGCGGAAGCGGGGGAAGCGCTAATTATATTGCTACCTCAGGCGGATCTGGTGGCGGGGGAGGATCAACAAATGTTTCGGGTCAAGCTGGTGCTAGCGGTGCTTCAGGACAAGGGAATAGAGGTGGAGACGGTACAGACGCAGGAGGCGGCATTTATTCCGGCGGCGGTGGTGGCGGTGCCGGCGCGCCAGGCGCAGCAGCGGTTGGTTCGACCAGCGGTAACGGCGGATATAGCAGTACATCTTCAATTACAGGTACAACTGTTGCGTATGCTGGCGGAGGTGGCGGCGGCGGCTTAAATTCTTCTCGTGGTTTTGGAGGTGCCGGTAGCGGGGGCAATGGCGGTATTTACAACACAAACATTGGCGATCACAGCGGGATAGTAAATACAGGCGGAGGCGGTGGAGGGCACCCCGGAACCTATGCAGGCTCTGGCGGTTCTGGCATCGTAATTATTCGTTATGAGATATAAAAATGGCACATTTTGCTAAACTTAATTTTACAAATACTGTTGTTCAAGTACTTGTAGTATCTAATGATGAACTGCTTGATTCACAAGGCATAGAAAATGAATCTCTTGGTGTAACTTTTCTTCAATCTTTATTTGGTAATGATACTACTTGGAAACAAACAAGTTACAACAAAAATTTTAGAAAAAATTATGCTGGTATAGGGTATACTTATAGTTATGAAAAAGACGCTTTTATACCACCAATGCCAGACGATGGGGAATCTTGGACTTTAAACGAAGAAACTCTTCAATGGGAACAGGTTTCTAATACATCAGTACCTTAATATTAACTTACTACATAGTTAAATGTCTACTTAAATTTAAATTATCCGTTAAATCTTACTATGATTACCCTTATCCGACCAATTTTATTCTCATTTCTACAATCTGAAAAAGTTAAACTACTTATTGTAGATATGCTTACAAAACTTGCTCAATCAACCGATAATGATATCGATGATAAAGCAGTTGAATTTATTCGTAACGGTTTATTTCCTAATAAATAATGATTGAAGCAGGGGTATCAGCTCTGATTGGAGCTATTGCAGCAGGTGCTGCTTTAACAAATCGTATACACAATAGAATAGCAGCTTTGGATAGACGTGTTGATACCTTTGAATTAAGTGTTGCACAAGATTATGTATCTAAAGCTGATCTTTCAATAATGGTGCAACGTATGGAGGATCATATGATCCGCATTGAAAACAAATTAGATCAAATTGTATTGAGGAATAGTTAATTGTCTTATCAAATTATTGATTCATACACCAGTAAAGTACTGGGTACATATGAAACAGAAGCGCAAGCAGTTCGTGCTGAATCACACCTTGTCCATGAACCTAACGAAACACGTTACGAGATTAAAACACCAGTAAAAGCTAAGAAAACAAAAGCTAATGACAAAGAAGAAAGCAACTGAAGACCAATTTAATGAGTTGCATAATCTTGTCACAAAGGAATTCCTTGCCCGTATTAAATCGGGTGAGGCTTCCACACAAGACTTAAAAGCAGCTTGTGATTGGTTAGCTAAAAATGATATTAGTGGTGTCGCTTTTGAAGGTAGCCCACTAGATAAGCTAGTTAGTATTATGCCAACTGTTGACCCTGAACTTGTACAACGGAGACTTTATGGTACGAAAGTCTAGTTATAGCGGTGCTAAATACGCTAATGGTAACTATAAATCATATCAAAAGGAATATGATTCAAGTTCATTACAGATCTCTAAACGGTCTGCATTAAATAAAGAAAACCGTAAACGTGGTACTTACGGTAACGGTGATGGCAAGGATGTATCCCACAGAAAAAATGGAAAGACATTCCTCGAAGCAGCATCAAAAAACAGAGCACGTAAAGGACGCGCATAATGGAAATTAACATTGAATCTTTACTTAATTTTCTTAAAATTAAAAAGAAAGCAAAAAAAGATTGGTCTAAAAGCGATCAAATTGTTTTAGATAATTTTCAAGAGTTAAAGAAAAAAGGTCTAGAAAACTTACAAATCCAACCTTTAAATCAATCTTCTTATGGAGATAGACGCTTTAATAATGATGTAAGCCCTGATTTCCAAGGACCAATGGGATATGCTGGGCGTGGTACACAAGATCGTATGCCAGGCACGACACCTCAATTTAATATGGAACCTACAAAAGTAAAGCAACCAATTAAACGTAAAAGATCTGGTTACATTTAAATTATGACACCCCTACTTCCTACCCCTAAAGATTACCTCTACAACTTAATAGCCATGACCTCACCAGAAGCTAAGCGTCTGTGGAGACGCTCTATTAAGGAACATTTTGACCATACTTGTATCTATTGCGGAAAAACCTATGACCTTAGTCAACTATCTATCGATCATGTTCATCCTCGCGCACGTGGCGGAGAGGATGTCGCAACAAATGTTGTATGCGCCTGTACCAGATGTAATCAGGATAAAGGAAGTACACCCGTC